TGATTTTTGGACGTTGCGTATACAAAATACTAGCAACTGGGGCATTCAATTTAGAGTATATGAGGGTTCAGATTTAGTCAGAATTGAGCAAGGGTCTGACTTTACAACAAATAATACTTGGGTGCATGTTGCCGTAACTAGAGAAGGCAGTACATTCCGATTATTTAAAGACGGAACATTAGTAAATAGTGCTACATATTCAGGCTCTATTTCGCAAAAAACAACAGGTGTAATTGGCGAGGCAAGTTCGGCCTTTACTCAGACAATGGACGGCTTTATAGATGACGTTCGTATTACCAAAGGCATAGCCCGTTACACCGCTAACTTTACACCGCCTGATGCGGCACTACCCAAGTTTTAATAGGAGACAAATATGTTATTTGTTGAAGTGGCTACTGGAACGCCAAAAACAAAAGTCCAGCTAAGACAAGAAAACAAGCATATGTCTCTGCCTTTATCATGGACTGATGCAACGCTAGAAGCCTTGGGTGTAGCACGGGTAACAAAGACTGCGGCACCTGATGTTGGCGAATGGCAAGTGGCTGTTAAGGATGGCGTAGAGCAAGTTGATGGCGTATGGCAGGAAAAGTGGGTAACTCAAGAGATGTTTACTGAGTACAGCTACGAGCGCCTTGTGGGTACTGACGGTAACGATGTAGAAAGTGTAGACGATCCTAATTATGTAGAAACTGTTGTTGTTACTAAGACAGTGCAGGATCAAAAAGACGACAAGATTACCGCTGATAATGCCGCCCTAGAAGCCGTAGAACGCGCTACACGGGACGAACTGTTGAAGGCTACAGACCACTACGGGTTATCAGATGTAACCATGTCAGCAGATATGGCGACTTACAGACAGGCTCTACGTGACGTACCACAGCAAGAAGGATTCCCCGGAACTATCACATGGCCTACAAAGCCAGAGTAAACTATGGACCCTGTATCTTTGGTAGCAATGGCGTCTACTACGTTCAAGGGCGTACAGATACTTGTATCCAAAGGCGCTGAAATTGAACACGTAGCTCAAAAGCTAGGACACTGGTACGGACTAGTTTCTGACATAAAGGAAGCTGAGAAAGAAGCAGAAAACCCACCGTTGTTTAAAAAGATGTTCGACGGTGGATCAGTAGAGGAACAGGCGCTCAACGCTGTTATAGCTAAGAAGAAGATAGAAGAACAAGAAAAGCAAGTAAGAGAATTAATTACTTGGGCTTACGGAGTTGAGACTTACAAAGAAATGATGCAGATGCGTCGCGACATAAGAGCAAAACGTGAACGCATGATCTACAAACAAAGACGCAGGCAAAGAAGAATGTTAGACGTATCAGCAATCATTATGGGACTGCTGGTTTCTGGCGGAGTTATCTGGACTACCGCAAATATTATACAGGGGTTGAGTAATGGATGAGTCCGCAAAACAAGTTGTTGATGTAATGAGCGTAGGAACTATGTTAGGAACATTAGGTTCTATTTTACCACCTATATCTGCCTTGTTCACTATTGTATGGGTAGGCATTAGGATATGGGAAACAGACACGGTACAGAGTTTCCGTAAGAAGGACAAAGAATAATATGTGGACTGCACTCATAAGCCCTATTGCTGGACTCGCTAAAAACTGGATTAACAACAGGCACGAGCAGTCACAAGCAAAGCACGTAGCAAAAATGGAAGTCATCAAGAACACTGCTACGTGGGAACAAGAGATGGCGGCGGCTAGTGCAACCTCGTGGAAAGACGAGTGGTTTACTGTGGTCCTGTCGTTACCTCTGTTAGCCGTATGTTACGGAGTCGCTATGGATGACTTGAGTATTATGCAACGAGTAGGTATGGCGTTCACTGAGCTAGACAAGCTACCTGATTACTACCAGTACTTGCTCTATGTAGCCGTTACTGCCAGCTTTGGCATACGTGGTGCTGACAAGTTGATGCAACTAAAGAGCGGTAAGTAAACGTGGACGAAGATTTTTTAGATAATCCTTTTACAAAGGCAGGAGAAGGAGGTTGTTCTCAAGGAACTGCTCCTGTTTTTGTTGATGGAAGTTATTATGGTTGTGCTAGCTTTAGCACCTTTTCTAATTATTATAACCCTGATGATAATATTACTAAAGGACCAGTAATTAGAATTAACTCCTTTGAAGATATTTATGGAGCATTACCTGAAGGTGCTGTTAATTGGGAAGTTGGAGATTTAGACGAAGACGGTTTAAACGAAGTTTATGCTGTAGATGAAAACGGTGATCCCCATACTGTTTTTGGTGGAGTTTTAGAAAATGTTACTCAAACACCCTACGATGATTGGTTAGAGCAGTATGGTCAAACTGACGGTACTACTGATACAGAAGAGACAGAAGAATCTGTTATACAAGAGTACTACGAAGTATTTGGCGAAGAGCTTGTTAATGATGTTATTAACAAAACAGGGGATCTTATAGAAACAGCTAAAGCTTCTACTGAAGATCCTTTAGGCGCTATAAAAAATATACTTGATAACGTACTTCCTGCGGCTAAAGACTGCCCAAGCTGGACAGATCCGTGCACTAGTGCTAGTGGTGGTGGCACAGTAGCTGGCGGCGGTAACCCTTGCTGGAAAGACTGCGTAGAAGTTGGTTTAATTTTTGGTATTCCCGGTTTACCTATGCCTCCCGGTTTTATGGGAAAAACAGTAAGGGATCTTGATAACGCAGTTAAAGCAATTGGAAAAGACATAGAGGATTTTCTTGAAGACCCTTCTGGAATTTTTGATGAAATTGGAAAAGCAGTTGAGGCTGTAGGAAAAACAATAGATGACTTTATTGAAGATCCTTTTGGAACTCTTGAAGGAATCATCGACGACATAAAAGATCAAATTAAAGATATTTTTGCTCCGGGTGCTGATCCTCAAGGCATCTACGATTGGATGAAGGGCATTTTGGGCAATGTTGTTAGTGGTGTTGTTTGGAACACAATTGGCGATACCATTGACGAATTGTTTGTTGGCGGTGACGATGACGATTCACAAACTACAATAGATTGCACTAAGTTAGACGAATTTAACGCTAACAAAGATTATTGTTTAGACCAAGGGTTTGTAAACTGCGACGAATTAACATCTCAAACCGGTAAGCAATTAACCGGAGGAATAAAACAAGGACAAGAAAATTGCGAAGAAATACAAGACCCTCAGTGCATAAGAGATGGCATTTGGAACGGAGAAAAATGTGTATGTCCTGATGGAAGCGATAAAGCAGACGAAGACGAACCTTTAGATGGCGATTGTTCTGATGGTGATGCAAAAACCCCACAAGAAATTTGTGAGGACAAGGGCTTAACTTACGATCCTAACAACGAAAACGCCGATGAGGACGGTTGTGTTGACACAGGAGATGACGGTGGTGACGGAAGCACCGACACGACAGACATTAACTGTGATGAGCCTGTTTCTCCTAATCCGTCGTTAACTTACGGTGACAGGTTAAACGCTTATAAAGCCGCCTGTGCTGATTACTGTGATGACGGAAGTGGGACAAAACCAGAAGACCACGTAAACAATAGTTGTTATATGTCTTTAATAGCAGACTGCGAGGACGTTGACGAAAATTCTACCGAAAGAGAAAAAGCTTTTTGTGGTTATCAAAGATGCGGAGAAGACACTGAGAAAAAAGGACAGCTTGTAAAAGACGTAACTACTGACTGTAATGGTTCAACTACTGATCCTGTTAAGGAGTGTACGGACCCTAACGCAACTGGGTCAGACGAAAACGGAAACTGTATTTGCGAAAAGGGCTTTTATCCTTCCAGAGACGGTACAAAGTGTATTCCTGATGGAGGGCCAGAAGGTTTAGACTGTACTGATCCAAATATAACTGACCAAGAAAAAATAAAATGTAACTGGGTTCAGTGTCCCAATGACAGTTCTTTACACCCTCCGGGATCAGACCCAGAAAAAGTCTGTGCAGACGTTGTACCTCCTGAGTGTGAAGATCCACAAACAGATCAAGAATATAAAGACTGTGGGTATGTTCAGTGTGGGTACGGCACAGTTAATGGAGGTCAATGGTTTCCACCAAACACAGACATGGAAGAAGCTTGTGGCGGTCAAAAAGAATGCACTAACGGAGCTACTAATTATCCTGAATGTAATATTTGTCCACGAGGACAACAATTAATAAATAGTCAATGCGAACAAACTATTGAAGAATGTACTAACGGAGCTATAGATCCACCTAATTGTCAACAGTGTCCAAGTGGTCAAGAAATGATTAACGGGCAATGTGCTGAAACTGTTTGTGACAACGGAGCAACAATAGAAAGCGGTTGTCAAGAGTGTCCAAGTGGTCAAGACTTTGATGCAGACGGTAACTGTGGTCCTATTTACGAATGTAATGATCCTAACGCTACTGTACAACAAGGTGGTTTAACTCCGGGTGCTTGCGGTCCTTGTAAAGAAGGTTACGTATTTGACGGTGCTGTAGAGCGTTGTGTACAAGAGTCTGTTGATCCTTGTGATGACCCAGCGTATGCGGCGGCTAACCCTACAGAATGTGGTACTCCTCCGCCTGAGTGTAATGATTGTACCTGTGATGAGTATGCGGCGGCTAATCCAGATGAGTGCGGACCAACCCTTCCTCCACCAGAACCACCTAGTGGTGGCACAGTAGTTGGCGGCGGTATGTTTAGTTTTGACGCTACGCCTTTTAATATGCAAAGCGATCCACAACTTTTAGCTAGAGTAGATTTCCCGATTGTAGACTTTTTATCTGAATCTCTAGCAAAACAAACTAAAAATGACTTAATGTCAGGAATGTTGACAGGAAAAATAGTATGACGTATTTAGATATAGTAAACAACGTACTTAGGCGTCTGCGGGAAGACACAGTAACTACTGTCACAACTAACACGTACACTACGATGGTTGGTGACTTTGTTAATGACGCAAAGCAACTCGTAGAAAACGCTTGGGATTGGTCTAATCTTAGGTCTACTCTTACGATTACTACGGCGGCTGATGACTACACGTACTCGCTTACGGGCTACCAAGACCAAGGCAAGATACTTAACATAGTCAACGATACGTCTAACCTTGTGATGGAGTACAAGCCTCAGACTTGGTTTGACGATAAATTCTTAGTCAATACGCCTACATCTGGTGCACCTCAGTACTACACGTTCAGCGGCATAGACGGTTCAGGCGATGCACAAATTGATGTGTATCCTAAGCCTGACGGTGTGTACTCTATCAAGGTCAAGAGCGTCATTAGAAACGTACCTCTGAGTTCTGACAGCGACACACTGGCTATTCCTAGTCAACCAGTTATCCACATGGCGGTAGCTCTGTTAGCTCGTGAGCGTGGTGAGACAGGCGGTACGTCAACACCAGAGTACTTTGCAATTGCTGACAAGTATCTGTCTGATGCGATTGCACTGGATGCACAGAAGCACCCTGAAGAAACTATCTTTTACACGCCGTAGGGAGACACTAGATGGCCCAGCCACTACAAAGTATTAACCTAGTTGCTCCCGGCTTTAAGGGAGTTAACACAGAGGATTCTCCGATAACACAAGATCCCTCGTTTGCGGATGTTGCGGATAACGCTGTAATTGACAAACGTGGACGTATTGCGGCACGTAAGGGTATTGATGTTTTAACGACTGACAAAACAGAATTAAGTACTGATTACATCCACAAGATTCACCACTTTTACGACGATGCAGACAACAAAGTAATTTTTAGTACTGGCAACAACAAAATTATGACAGGCACAACTACTTTGGTTGATGCTACGCCTGCCTCGTACACAATTACAGCTAACGATTGGAAGATTGTAAACTTTAATGACCATGCTTATTTTTTCCAGCGTGGTTACGAGCCTCTGGTGTACAACAACAGTTTAGGCGCTGTTACTAAAATGTCTAGCGTTAGTGGGTCACACGTTACATCAGACCACTACGCACACGAAGCCTTAGCCGCCTTTGGTAGACTGTTTGTTGTAGGTAACGCAACAGATAACACAACAATTTATTGGTCTGATCTTTTAGTTGGTCACAATTTTAACTCAGGTTCTAGCGGTTCTATTGACGTTACAAAAGCGTGGCCCGATGGTTACGACGAGGTTGTAGCACTAGCGGCACACAACAACAACTTGGTTATCTTTGGACAACACAGCATATTGTTGTACGAAGGTGCCACTAGTCCTGCATCCATGACTCTAGCTGACACTGTATCTGGAGTAGGTTGTATTGATCGAAACACTGTGCAGTCTATTGGTACAGACATACTGTTTATGTCTAACTCAGGACTGCGTAGTTTAGGCCGTGCAGTACAAGAAAAAGCACTGCCGATTACAGACTTAAGCGTAAACGTAAAAACAGAAATCATTGAGGTTATTGACGCTGAGACAGAACCTATGGCATCTGTGTACAGCCCAGAAAACTCGTTTTATCTCATTTGTTTTCCTAGTCAGGCAACAATTTATTGTTTTGACTTAAAAGGCAGACTAGAAAATAACTCGTACAGGACAACACGGTGGACCTCTGTTGGTCACAAGTCATTTGAAAGGGACACAGACGGTACACTGTACATAGGAACAACAGATGGCATTGGTAAATACGGCACGTTTTTAGATAACACATCCGTTTACCGATTTCGATACTTTAGCCCTGCGCTAACGTTTGGAGATCCTAGTAAAACTAAGATTGTAAAAAAGATTAAGCCTACGCTGATTGGAGCTAACGAAGAAACTATCTTTGTTAGGTGGGCGTATGATTTTGAGACAACATTTACTAACTACGAGATTAGCGTAGGCAACCAAGTACCGGCGTTTTACGGCGTATCAGAGTACACAGTAGGTACATTTACTGGTGGTATTCTTACTACTAAACCTACAGTTAACGTTACAGGTAGTGGCGGTGTTGTAACAATTGGCCTTGAGGCCGACATAGATGGAGCACAGCTTTCAATTCAAGAAATTAACGTATTAGCACTAATAGGTAAAACAGTATGAGCAACTATACAAAAACAACGAACTTTACGGCGAAGGATACGTTGCCTGCTGGCGATACCAACAAGATCATTCGCGGTAGCGAGTTTGATACAGAGTTCGATGCGATTGCAACTGCATCAGCAACTAAAGCAAACACAGCGTCACCGACGTTTACAGGAACTGTGACAATACCCGCACTAAACTTTACGGGAACTTTGTCAACAGGAACAATTGATGGGGGTACTTACTAATGGGGTTTTTAAGTGACATTATAGAGGCCTTTGTTCCTAGTAACGTTGAAAATCTTTTAAGTACTCCTCTTCCTGCAATAGAACCTCCTGATATTTCGTTTCAACCGTTTACCGTCACTGGTGGCGGGGGAACAATTACAGCAGGGCCGAGTGGTACTACATATAAGTTAGGAACTACTGGTGCGGGACTTCAGAGTGCTCTAGAATCTGCGGCGTTGTCTAGGTTTGGTACGGCTAATGTTCCTGCTACTGCAACTCAGATGGGTACTATTGGCGGAAACTTGTTGACTGCTGGACAACAACAATTAGGCATGGAACCTTTTGGCCTTGCTGGTCAACAACAAGCGGCAAAACAAGCGTTTGGTTTAGGTCAGCAGTTTATGGGTCAGGCCGGTATGCCTATGGGTGCTAGAGAACAAGAGGTGTATGACCGTATTAGGGCTACACAACTTGGTGAAGAAGAAAGACAAAGGCTTGCATTAGAAGAACGATTGGCTAGTCAGGGACGCTTAGGTGTACGTACAGCAATGTTTGGCGGAACACCAGAGCAACTGGCGTTGGCTAAGGCACAAGAGTCTGCACAGAACCAAGCGGCTCTTATGGCGATGCAACAGGCAGGACAAGAACAACAGCAACAGGCGGCTCTTGGTGCTCAGTTTGCTGGCTTAGGTTCTGGTCTAGCAAGTCAACGACAAGCACTGGAAGCCGCACAGCAAGCTAGGGCGCTGCAAGCTCTACAAAGCGGTATGGGCCTCGCTACAGGCGGTCTAGGGTTAGAACAGGCACAGCAACAAATTGGGTTAGGTGCGCTTCAGGGCGCTTACATACCACAGGCCGCAATGCTGTCTGCTTTCTCTCCTGCCCTCAACGTAGCATCTATGGAAGACGTAGCGCGTAGGCAACAAGGTGAATTTGGTTTAGAGGCTCAAATGGCAGATGTTGCTGGAACTGTAGGTCAAAGAACAGCTCTTGCTAATTTGTATGGCGGTATTTATGGAGGCCTTGCATCTGGTTTGGGCGGTCTTTTAAGTGGTGCTTATGATTTGTCTAACTTAAACCCGTTTGATTAAGGATAAATAAAATGGCTTACAATATTGGTGGAATGTTAGCTCAAGCGGGTACAAACGTTGGGCAAAGTATGGGTGGTGGTCTTGCTAATCTTGGTGCTGGTATAGGAGGTATGCTAACACGCCGAAGAGAAAAACAAGCACAACAAAATGCACAGCAACAGTTTCAACAAATTTTAGGGGCTTATCAAGATAAACCTGAGCAACTAAAAGAACAGGCAGTTTTAATGCAAACTAGCCCTGATGCTAATTTACAGCGCATGGGCGATTTGTTAATGCAACAAGCTACTCGTGTTGAAACTGCTCAAGCAGCAAAAAGAACTGAGCAGTACGTTTCATCTTTGGGAGAACAAGCTGTAGCAGAATATCAAGCTGGTGTTCCTCTTGGTGATGTTAGAAAAGGTTACTTTACAAGACAAGAACAACAAAGTTTACAGACTATTGCTGAAAATGCTGGTCTTGATATTGATCCTGAATTAGCAGGTCAATTAACAGGTAAACAAATTTACGATTTAATGGAAAGTAAAAAAGAAGCGGAAGGTGAAAAGGCATGGGCAAAATGGAACAATGAAAATCCTAACGGTATTACGCCCGAAAATAGATCACAAGCTATGCAAGCCGCTTTAAAAGCTTTGGGTGCTAAGGCTCCAGAAACAATAGCTAGAATGGAAGCTGATCAATTAGAAGCCCGTGCTAAAAAAGCCCAGCAAAGAGTTAAAAAAGTAAACATTACTTTAAACGATTCTAGTATATCTAGCGGTGTATTTGGTTCTGGTCCTAAGATTATAACTAAAGAATTACCTGTAGGTGATGATGGTAATTTTACAAAAGAAGCTTTAGAGTTTCTTAGAAAGAATGCTGTTCATGCTATATCTACTGATGGTACAGCTAGTTTTAATTTAGACGATGTGCCTATAAGTGATAGTCCTGCTTATAGACCAGAGGGTGAGTCACAACAAGGTGAACAGGCTACTTTAGGACAGCTTATTGGTCCTCAAGGATTAGATTCTGCTTTAAATCAAATAGGTGATTTTAAATAATGCCAAGTGTCGTTGATAGGTACACTGACTATCTTGATGTTATTGATGAAACAGTAGACAAATTTTCTAACAGGCAACAAACCAAAAAGAAAATAGTTCAAAAGTATAAAGATACGCCTATTAAAGACGTACCAGATGAGGCGCTAATAGTTTTATACAGCGATACTCCTGTTGATTCAATACCAGAACAAGTACGTTCTCGTGTAATGAACGCGGCTATAGCAATAGAAGCTAAACGCCGTGGTCCTATAACTGAAGAAGAAAAGACCCAGTACAATGTTGAGGCGGCTGGGCGTGGTGGTGTGCCTGCTATTCCTATTACTCGTCCTTCTAAAGCTATGCAGGTTGGTGTAGAAGAAGGAGCATTAGACTCAATAAAAACAATTTCAGAAGGTTTATCAAAAGCGCCTATTACAGGTTCATTTATACCGTCTTTGAAAAATACGTTAAGTGAAGAGTTTAATAACAGAGTAGAAGTAGCAAGAGAAGGTGCACTTCCTGATTACTTTGGTGGTTTGGCCGCTGGTTCTTTTGCAGATCCTGTTACAGGTTTAGCTACTGGTCCTGCTTTAAAAGGTGGTATGCTAATAGCCCGTGGCAAACCAATGTTGGGTGGTATGTTAGGTGGTACATTTGCTGGTGCTACGGGAGGATCTTTAATACCAACTTACGAAGAGTTTGGTGATAGTCGTGCTCGTAACATAGGAGTAGGTGCCGCTCTTGGTGCAGGTATTACTGCTGTTCCTATGACTGTTGCTAAGGGTGCTCAAGTTGTTTCTCGTATGGCTCCTAAAACCCCTGAGCCTGTAGTTCCTCCAAAGTTAGCACCACAGCCTGTGCCTCAAACTTTATCTGGTGGACGCGTTCAGCCAAAAGAAACTCCAGTTACAAGCGCAACAATTGACATTGAACCACAGGTAACTCAGTCTACTCCTTCTACGCTTAAAATACAAAACATTGACAAACAGATTGCAGATTTGCAAGACAAAGCAGGTTCTGTTGGTCGTAAAAAACGTAAACCTATTGTTTCTCAAATTGCTAAACTTGAAAAAGTAAAAGCAAATGAATTGAATCGTGCTAACAAACAAGCTAAGGAAGTTAACGAGCAAGTTGTTAAGATAGAAAATCAGATTAGTCGTTTAGCAAAAAGATCTGATGAATTAAAGCCGGGAGATGCAGGGGCTAAAGCCCGTAAAATCAGAGCAAAAAGACGTACTGAAGAATTAGAAACGGACATCAATGTTCTTACTGGTTTAGATTTTGCACCTAATGGTGGGTACACAGTTAACGTAAACGGTAAGCTGTATGACAATCCACGACAGTTAGCCGCTGTTAAAAATAGACTTGAGGTTCACAACACTACAGGAGCAGAGATTGATTTTATTATACCTCCTCCTAGACCTACGGGTGATCCTGTAACTGATGCGGCAAATAAAATTAATTACATACAAATGTCCAAAGATGCTAGTCCTCGTATTGGTCTAGACGCGCCACCTACATTATCATCTGCTGGTGTTCGTCCCGCTGTTCAATATGCTGATGAAACTATGCGCGGTGTTGATGAAGATCAGTTAATAAAGGCAGGTACTATGGCTGAGTCTACTGCACGTAAAAGAGCAGAAGAAGGTATGGGCCGAGACATGGGCCGTACAGAACAAATGACGGCAGAAGAAATAGGTAGACGGGCAACAGCAAATACTACAGAACAACGTAAGAAATTTTTAAGAGCACAGCAGATGGGTCTAGATGAAGAGGATGCTTTGTGGTCTGCTGAAAACTTACCTAGCCTTGGTAAATTTACTTTTGAAAATTTAGAAGAGTCTGCTCGTTTGTTAAAACAAGAAGGGTTTATAGCCAAAGAGTATGACACTCTTTTAGATATGTTGATGGATACTAAACGTATTTTTTCTGCAGAAGAAATGGAAGCATTACGTCCTTTGTTTCTTGAAGCAGAGCAAAGAGTTGATCAGATACTAAAACAAATGCGTAAGTTAAAGAAAGAAGGTTTAAGTGACAGTGAAGAAATGGTTAAGCTCGTCCAAGACTTGTACCTAAATACTTATGTTGCTGATATGCGTAGAATGAATGGCACTGCCGCTTCTCATGTTCTTACGCAAGCTAAAAAAACTAAACGATTTACTGCTGAAAACACAAGGCGTGTTGATGAAGGTAAGTTAATTACTAATTTGTTTGGGGTAGATTGTGCCTAGAAAAGTTATATCAAAAGAATGTGAAGAGGCGGTAGACCGTTTACTTGGTGCGGTAGATTCTTTACCTGAAGAATTCACAGCACTACGTCCTGACATTGTTCGCGCTCTTTTGAATGATGCTGGAACTAAACAATGGAGTATTGCTTCTATACTAGGCAGTATGTACACTAACTCTTTGTTAGCTTCTACTGGAATGTTTGGTGCAAACATTGCTAGTGCTATGGCTCAAGGTGTAATACACGCTCCTAAATCTATGATACGGAATGGTTCGGCAAATAGTTTTGCTGCTTTTATGTCTGTAATGGGAAGGGATGCTGAGTTGTTTACAAACATGGCTAGATACTTTTCATCTGCCATGAAGACAGGTATTGCTTCTGACGTAGCATCAGACATTGTTTTGGTTGCTAGATCAAGAGGGGTAAGTAAAAAACAACTAATAGAAGAAGCTAAAAAAGCTTACGTAAAATCTTGGGCATCTAGTGATCCTAACTTTAAAGATATTGATTTAGAAGAATTTGCTAAAAGTATTAATCTAACTGATGAAGAAGTAGTTAGATATTTTACTGATGTAGAGTACATGGCAAATCAAAAAGTTCCTGATAAGCTATCATGGATAACTATACCTCAAAGAGCGGCAGTAGCTATTGACGAAGCGGCTAAAGTTTTTTTTAGGTTTGTCCGTATTGCAGAACTTACTCGTGCTCAAGCAGTTAAAGACGCACTGAAAGAAGGCGTTGACATTAATGAGTTACACACCAGATACTTCAAAGAAGTTATGGATGTACACAACTCTAGATATCAAGGTGAGTACAAGTTAGCAGAAGAGCAAACAAGTGCGGCTAAGTTTAGAGCAGTACGTCAAGCTAATCTAGCTCTTGAAAAAAAGAGCAACGAAATGTTTAAGGGTTTGTTTTCTAAAGAAGACATACCTTATGAAGACATTCGTGAGTTTGCCTTGAACATGACGTTTCAAAGAAGATTGCCTTTAGAGCAAGGAAAGTCTTTTAATCTTCCCGGCGCTATTGCGGCAATAAACAGAGAGAAATCTAGAGCAGGTAAAGAATATTCTGTTGCTGACAATATAAAGTCTCTTGCTTTAACCACAGCGTTTCCTTTTGCAAAGACGCCATACAACATTGTAGTTGATGGTATGTCGTACACTCCGTTTGCTTTTATTCCTTTCTTTAGGCCTAAAGTATTAAAGAAAAAATTAATTGATGGTAAGACTACTTATCAAGTAAAGGATATGGATGATTGGTTAGTAAGGGCGGCACTAGGCACAACAGTTATTGCTCCTATTGCTACTTTGTTTGCTCTTTCTAACGAAGAAGGTTTGCCGTTTATTACGGGAACTCCCAAAGATGCACAAGAACGTAGGCGTATGCAACAAGCAGGGATACCTGAAAGGTCTGTATTGATAGGTGACACTTACGTAGCTTTTGATAGGATTGAGCCTATAGGTACTGTGCTTAGTTTATTTGTCGATATGGTAGATGCTGTTAATCGTCTAGTTACCTATGATCCTAAAGATCCTGAGTACAACAGAATGGCTGAGTTTGCTGATGACACTATAGTTGCTTTACTAAATGCCACAGTAAACAAAACCATACTAGAAAGTGCGATAAACTTTATGGATTACTTTAAGTATGACAAAGCCGCTGGTCTGGAAAATTATGGTACAGACATAGCTAAAGGTTTTGTTCCTACTGGTGTGTCAGACTTGGCTCGCATTATTGATGGTGAAGAAAGACTAGCACGTACTCCTACAGAGCAAATACAACAGCGTATCCCGTTTCTTAGAGAACAACTACCTCTAGATACTAGTCGTGTTGGTGGTGTATCAACTAAAGAAGCAAGTGCGTTTGAGATTATTACTAAGATTAGATTAACTCCTACAAATCAAACAGAAGTACAAAAATACATTTACAGGACAGAAGCTAACATACCTGTAATTGATTCTTCTTTTATTGGTATCAAGCTTAGTGCATCCGAAACGGCTTTGCTTAGAAAAGTTACTGAGCCTCACGTTGAGCGTGTTCTTGGTGCGTTAGTGGTATCACAAAAGTTTTTACAGGCTGACGCGTTTCAACAAAAAGAACTGATTGAGTATGGTGCTAATTATGCATCTCATCCCGGTAATAACCAAACATTAATGGCTGAGTTTATTCAAGAAGGTACAAAAAGATTTGGTGCTAATTGGATGCAGTCACTAGAAAACAGAAAGTTTAACCAGAAGGTACGTGAGCAAGGCCTTAATCTTTTGGTTGGGTTTAAAGACGTAGAAGAGTTTTAACTGGAGTTAAAAATGAAAGACAAAGATCATACAGTAAGTTATACATCTCACGACTATCACAGTATGTGTCAGCGTTCTAAAGATCGCATCAAGAAGATGCAGGCTCAAGGAATACCTACGCCCCATGACCCAAAAGACAAGCCAGAGGACGTAGGCAAACGTGAAGGTTACTCCATCTTGTTTATGTCATAGCTCACAGTTGTTACCTGTACAGGCCAGTTGTTGGGAACCCTCAGTCATATCGCTGGCCTCTTCTATATCCCACGATATTTCTTTGGGAAAGTTCTTAGCAAGTTCGTTGTACGTCTTCTTGTCTACAGGCTCATACGGTGCCTGCTGGTACGTGTGGTCTGAGTATGGCAGGAAACTAATACCACTGACCTTATCAAACTTGTTGTACAACCACTGTCCCACCTCAAGAAACTCCTCATCACGGTAGTAACAGGTCATAGACGGTTTGTGCTCACACCATTCGTCCTGATATATCTCCCACAGTTCTAGCTGTTCCATAGCACCCATCTCTGAGGCTGTCACAGCGCCGTCAGGAGAGGCTATAGGAAAGCTAAATACCTTGGTACTGGGTGACATTACATCGTCCTCTACAGGCACTCCTGCGGCTTCCAAGACGGTGCAAAGTGGGTCACGGCTGTCAGCCCTAACTCTACGAATGTATTGACTGCTATAGCGAGGGTGGATACCACTAGCACTATCGACCAACTGACTAACAGTACCTGAAGGCTTAACAGCAGTAATGGCTGTAGACGTATTAATACCCAGCCTACCGGCCCACTGTTCATTAGTCTTGATGGCTTCTGCTCGCATAGCTCTGAGCCACTTCTTGAGTTCACCTTTGTCTCCTCGTCCTGATAATAAAGGATGGTCCATGATACCAGTAAGACTAACACCAAGCAGTGCTTCGTCCTCTGTGTTTACTCTCCAGATGTTTCGTAGGTATCGGAAGTCAGTGAGGGTAGCTTGTAGAGTTCCAAGGATAGTCGCAATGCGTACTTTTCGTTTGAGACTAGCGAGCGTATCGGTTGGCCTGACAACAACTTCTGATAGGTTGCAGAATTGGTACGGTCTGAGGATGATTTCACTACATGGATTAGTTCCAAAATCAAAGGTAGCATCTCTGCGTTGATTTCGTTCAGCCTGCTTTTGACTTGCCACTCGACTAAAGACACCTCGTTCACCAGATCGTGATTCATATAAACTGGTCCACTCATTTAGAAATGCCTCAAAGTCTGGTTTCTCTGTGTAACACGCAGAGTTGTTAGCTAGTCCACGCTGGGGATTATCTACCCACCACTGTCCGTGCTTGCATCGTCTGAGCCTGTCATCGGTGAGATTGCTGAGTGAGATAAGGGCTGATCGTCTGACTCCTCCGACGACGACGATTTGAGCAATCTTACAGCAAAGATCGTGACACTCAACGGAGCTAAGTTTTCGTCCAGAAGCTTCCCGAAACAGGTCCACCGTGAATCGGAACAACTCGACGAGAGGTTCAGGGCCACTTGCACGACCTCCGAAAGTTTTAAGTGGGGAACCTGCAGGTCGTACTCGACTAACGTCCCATCTGGGAACTTGACCCGAATACAACAGTGATACCAACTCCCTAAACGATTTCGCCCATCCGATTTTCGAATCTGCAACATTGATAACTGTATCTGTTTCATGGAACTCCTCCGCAACCTCCGGTAGTTTCTGTACGTACTGACGCTCTACACTGAAGCCTACACCTGTGCCGCACATGAGCACGTACATCATTTCATCAAATGCCTTGGGATGATCAATAGGAAGATAACTGCAGTTAAAACCTGCTACGTTGTCACGATCCAAAGCCTCGCCAGCAGTCATCAATGCTCGCATAGACGGCATTACATCTAAATCTTTTATGGCTTTGTGTACTTCCTCTTTATCTTTATCAGATAGTTTATCGCCCCAGTATTCTACGTATCTATCTACTGTTTCTTCCCAAGACTCTCGCCGCTTTTCCTCTGGTAGATATCGTGCGTATCTTGATTTGTGTATGTACTGTTGGTATGCATCCATTTACTCTGGTTCTCCTGTTATGCCTAGTGTTTCATTAATGATCGCCGCCGCCGCCAAGTGAAGCGTCATAAACACTCCATCAGGGTATTGCTCTGACGATGTTACTTCTAACGGGTATCCGTTCTCAAAGAATACCACAACTACTTTAGGGTTTCTACCTTCTTCTATCTGGTTCTGTGCTCTCAATGCACAAGCACCAAGAAACTCATTAGCAGGTATAGCTTTTGTAAAGTTACCTTCAACTACGTTAGTCATCTTGAATACGTTCCAGTAGTATTTCCAAATAGTGGATAGCCTTCTTGATATCTTCCACTCCGTTCTTATCTTTCCATCTGGTAATATACTTCACTGCGTTAGCCTCACACCAATCCAGCTTGTTAGCAATAATAAAATCAACCGGCTGTATTGCATAACGATTGTAATGATTGCCTCCTACTTGTTTCTGTATGGCAGGATCTTCTGGATGGTGTAGTTTACCATAGACTGTCTTACTAGCTTTGTTCCATTCTGCAGGTGTTGCGTCATTTAATCTTTTATTTTCTTCGCAGTTCTTACGCAATTCCTCACAGTCTTTAGCATACTTTTTACAATCATCTTCAGTCATGTTCCACTCATTCTTCATACACTTCCTCTAAGTCAAACTTCCAACTGTTTGTGTTTACTTTGTCAGCAAACCTTTCGACTAACTCTTCTGATGTAATCTCTAGTGCTTCCATTATTGTTACCTCATCATATCGTGAGGCTATGCGTTCTAGTATTTCATCAAGAGTTAACACCGTACTTCCCCCGCAGGTATGTCATAGACACGGGCATCTCATCAAACGTGCCGTTGTCTACTTCGTTAAACACCCACAAACCAGACCATGAACCATTAGTCTGTGGGTTAAGATACTCTTCGTCATGTTGATAGTATATGCCAGCAAACAAGGAAGTCATTCTTTTTCCTGCCGCGTTTCTGTCAAAGGCAATGTCTCTGTCTTGTACGTGTCCCATGACGCATGACATATGTTTCTTTTGGAGCAGTAGCTTTGCATTAGTGACTGGCCTGCCCATGACACCGCTAGTGAAAAAGTGACAATAAGCAATACCGTCCACAATAACCGGCTGAAGGTACGGATAAACTTCCCAGCCCCTGAGATTGAGATCCTCATAACTCATTAGTCCTTCTAGCTTGGCATCGTTTTCCACGGCACGTTCGATTCTGTTCTCGTGATTACCAAGAGTAAAGATGAGCCGTGGTTTCCATATCTTCTTCTTACGTTTACGCAGGCGCTGTTGTTCTGCTCTGATACAGTCCATGAATACCTGCATAGCCTCGTTGCCAGCCTCTACGTCAGCAGAATAACGCCTACCTTCAAACGACTTCTTACCTACGTCATACGATGACAACGATGGCATATCCCAATGATCGCCCAGATGCACGATGACGTTGGGTTTCATGGCACAGGCATAACGCCCTGCCCAATACATATGGTCAATAGGATGTTCTGGTTTAATCTGAGTGTCAGGTATTACTAGGTGTCTAGTCATCTTCTCCAACCTGTCGGTATTGTTTCGATGGTGTACCACTTGAATCCGTTCTTGTCTGCCCATTCTTCCATTGTGTAACGTGTGCCGTCTTTTCTTCTTCGTGATCCCGGCATTGGTGTGCTGGGACGTTGGAAGAGAAATACCAACTCCTCCTTTGGGCTAAGTGTTTCTGAGATGATGACATACTTACGTGCCTCTTCAGATGTACGGAACCGTCCCTTTGCTTCTATGTATACAGTCTTGGTTCTGTATTTATAAACAAAGTCAGGCTCATAGTATTTAGGAACAAGATAAAATAGACGATCCTCTGGGTGATACTCACAGCCCTGCATGATCTTGTGGACTTCTTTCTCAAACTTGGAATCATATTTCACTTGGCTTCTCGTACTTATCATTAGGTGAGCGTAACAAGTATAGAAGGTTAAGACTTTCAATTAGCCTGTTCTCATCTAACTCGTTGTCCCAATAGTGAGTAAGGCAAGTGCTGTAGCATTCCCACGCTGACTTGCATGGATCAATTATCTTGTCAGCTTTCTTGGGACCGATGCCATGTATCCCCGGAATGTTATCAACACGATCACCCATCAATGCTTGCTTGTACAACCAACGCATGGCGTCATCTTTTTTAACTGCAGTTAAAACCTTCTTTGTATAATCATACATAGAACAAGGAACCTGCTTGAAGTCTTTATCGAGAGAACAGATAATGGCGTTGTGGTCTAGCTCAGTAGCCTTGATAGCAATAGCATCATCAGCTTCCATACCGTCAACTACCTGTGCATTCCACTCAGATACCATAAAGTCACGCAGTAGTTTCTTGTGTACTGGCACTCGCTTGTCATCACGGTTGCCTTTGTAAGGCTGGGTGATAGCAACCTCATCCCTGAAGTTGCCTTTACCAGTTAGATAAACAATGCTGGATGTGTAGTGATCAGATAGATCCATAACCATCTCTGACAGGTAGTTGTCTAGGGTCTGCGTTGCAACGTCCTCTGGTTCTTCGTCACAAGCAAACCCCACACGGTACACCAGCATATCACCGTCAATCAGTATCACAGAGCTTCCATCTCTTCGACTTCAGGTGAGTATTCTACAACCTCATCAATCACAAGGCGCTTAAGCGTGGCACTACGACCTTTCTTCTTGAGGTACTCCCAATCGTAATACCCGATAAGGCACTTGGCTTTGGAACCATTACCCACAATGACTCCTGACTCTGGGTCATCCATCTCGTCTCGCGGTGTTCGTCCCTTGATGAGCAACTCTGTTCCATCAGAGTTAAATGCTCTGTACTTGTTGTTGGATTTACAGGTGATGTACTGTCCACGTTCATCTCCTTTGTTGTTAATGGTAATACCCATGTCTTCCAACGCAGTAACAGCGGCGTCAGATAGGTTGCCAAGATCGACTGTGTACTTACCAGCTAACTCATTCTTGTGAGTCAGGTTGGGCCAGAACAAGTCACACTTGACCATTACATTGGGTGCTTCATTAGACATATAGCATATCTCCGCTAGTTAAACTTACCATAATATTATACCACATAAAATAGAATTGCGCTAGTGGGTATCACACCAACTAGTACCAATCCTATACTCTCCGTCCAACGGACAGTTCAGTTGCAGGACTTCGCCTGCGAATACCATTGCATT